GCCAATGATAGTTTGAATCGCTTTTCATCGACCACAGAGTGCATGGATGATTGACCATTGTTGGCAAGCATAGAACCTCGTCCATTTCTGGATTTGGATGAACCCAATGCTTGATTTTACGGTTGCTTGATGTGACCCGTATGGTCTGTGTTCCATCAATGACACGATGTGCCGTGGATAGCATTTGCGCTGTTTCCACGATCATCTTGACAACATGCTTGTCGCACAAGTCATGAGCCGCCGTATATGGGTTTTCGTCAACTACAAAAATGTTCATTCATTAGTCCATGAACTTGCCATCATTGTACACATGCCACAGACGGTGCTTAAGGATTGACCACCCCAAACCAATCCATGAACTGGATTGATATTCACCCGCCCGACAACGCATAGTGTAGACGATGGGGATATTCTGATCAATCTTTTCCTTTTCATTTGATGGAAAAGAAATCGGAACTGCATCGGGTGCTACTGGCGGTTCCACATATGGAACAACCGGTTCAGTAGCAGCAGTTTCAGTTTCTGCATTGTTCTTTTTACTTCTCTTAACAACTCTCATTTTCTTTTCAGCCATGACGACCTCCGTATGTTTCGACATTTTCTTCCTTGACCCAAAAAGTCTCTGGACCCCACTCGTCACTATGGGTTGTGACAAGATACTGCTTACCCCACACGGGGTGAGACTCTACCTTGCGAACAACCGCTGTCTTGCGCTCATCCTTTAGCCAAACCTTCAGATTTGACTTTTCCGTTTGTTCTGTTTCCATTTTTAAACCTAAAAGGGCGACACATCAACCCCACAGCGGAGTTGAATAAAGCAATAATACCATGTTTTTCATTTGTGTCAAGTCCCTGCTAAATAGAAACAGAAAGGTTCATTATGCCCATTACCCTGACTATCCCTGAAGTTTTGAAGAAGATTGCCAAAGAGGCTAATACAAGAGAAGACAAAATTAGAATGCTTCGTGAGAATCAATCAATGGCTCTGAAGCAAATTCTTCGATATGCATTTTTCGATAACTCAAAATGGTATCGGAATGATCTTCCTGCATTCACTCCCGATCAAGCACCCGAGGGGTTGACTCCTGCCAGCCTCTTTAACGAAGTTCGAAGATTTTATATCTTCAAGGAATCTTACAATCTGCCAAAAGATCGCAAAGATGTCCTGATGATTCAGATGCTTGAGGGAATTCATCCAGAAGAAGCGAAACTCATGAAGGAACTAATTGGTGGTACTTTTCAATATGGTTATGGTCTGAACAAGCAAATTGCTCAAGACGCATTTCCTGATCTTGCGTCTACTGTAGTTTCTTCGTGAGAGCATACTTCGCAAGAAAGTAGGAGTCAACAATGTCCGAAACAGGACTTCCACAGTCTTTAGTTTCCTTGTCCATTGACTTCATTAGATCGATTCCCGTATGCTCAATGAATGCCGAATGCATCATGCATTTATCCGCATTTCCTTTTCCGGCGGCAAACTTCTTAAGGGCGGTTGGTGCGATCACATCAAACCGTAGTTTCTCTTTCCACAATTTGTGCTTCAACAGTCCACAATTCTCACCTATATGAAAGACTTTTCCTTTTGCACCCATAGCATAGTCCTCTATGATGAGAGCGTCAGGATCGACCCTGCACTTGGAGACAGCCCAATCAGAAATGAGATCGTATCTCTGCTCTTGACAGAGAAAGTCGGGATAAATGTCTCCGACACAAGTAAAGACTCCAAATGTTTGAGTGATTTGGTTTTTCTTGACGGAAGTCAGAAACCAACAAATGGTTCGGTCGCCATCAATTAATGTGACGGCGGGAGATGTCATCGAATAGTCAATTCCAATAACTTTCACATAAGTATGTATTGCTTCTATTGTGGTTTGGTGTATACTTTGCCCCATGAACATCGAGAAAATAAAGGAAATGGTGGAAAAGGACTTGGTGATTGACGGCACCGAATTGGGTGACGAATCAACAAGAATTCCTCAATTACATGGAAAGTATCTCAACATCTATCATGATGAGTCACTTGTGCTGCGTAAGTTGGAAGCAGATTGGAAAACCCTACGAAAGCAGAAGTGGGAATATTACAACGGCAAAATGTCGCAAGAAGACTTGAACAAACTGGGATGGGAGCCTTTCGGTCATCGCATTCTTCGACAGGATATGGACATCTACATGGAAGCGGATGAGGATATAGTTCGCCTGACTTCTAAAATTGATCTTCAGAGAGCAAAAGTAGAATACTTAGATTCCGTTTTGAAGGGAATCAATAATCGCCAATGGGTCATTCGCAACAGCATTGAATGGCGAAAGTTCATGAGCGGGGTCACCTAAATACATTGAATGGCTGTAATTGAAGTTCGTAGCATGAATTCCGCCAATCTTCGTGTTGTCACGGAGAACGGAATTGCTTATGAACTTCAACAATACTTCACATTTGATGTTCCCGGTGCAAAATATACTCCCGCATATAAGCGCAGGGTATGGGACGGCAAGGTTCGTCTTTTCAATGCATATTCAGGACTTCTCCCCGCAGGGTTGGTCGATTATCTTGCAACATTCTGCAAGGATCGTGGCTATCAACTCCAAATGGATTCGGCAGTTGCTGAACCAGAGATAAAATTTGATTGCGATGGCGTTCGCAAATTCATACAATCCCTGAAGCCTACTGCGGACGGTCAACTTCTTGAACCGCACGAACACCAAGTCGATGCCGTCTGTCATGCCCTGAATAGGTCACGATGCGTCCTGCTTTCCCCGACTGCAAGCGGAAAGAGCCTTGTAATATATTCCCTTTGCAGGCACTATCAGAGTGTCATTCCACCTGACAAGAAGATTCTGATTGTTGTTCCCACCATATCATTGGTGGCACAACTCTATTCCGATTTCAAGGATTATTCTTCTGCTGTCGAATGGGATGCAGACAAGAATTGCCACCGCATCGTTGGCGGCGAAGCAAAGTTGACGAACAAGCAAATTGTCATATCCACATGGCAGAGCATCTACAAGTTGCCTCGCACATGGTTTGACAACTTCGAAGTTGTCATCGGTGACGAAGCCCATTTGTTCAAGGCACAGAGCCTGAACAGCATCATGAACAAGTTGATCGACTGTCCGTATCGAATCGCTCTCACGGGAACATTGGACGGCAGCAAAATTCACAAATTGGCAATCGAAGGACTGTTCGGTCCCGTGCATCGAGTCGTGACAACCAAGGAATTGATGGAAAGAAAACTCCTTGCGTCATTGCGTATCGAATGCCTTCTGCTGCGCTATCCCCCTGAAGTCCGAAAGACTGTGTGTGGGTTGGATTATCATGGCGAAATCGAATGGTTGGTGAATTGCGAAAAGAGGAATGAATTCATTGCATACCTTGCATCTGCAACAAGGGGAAACACTCTTGTGCTGTTCAACTATGTGGAAAAGCACGGAAAGCCCCTTTATGAACTCATCAAGAAGACGGCAATCACGCAGATAGAAGATCGAAAGGTGTTCTTTGTTGCAGGAGAAACCGAACTAGAGCAAAGAGAAGGGATTCGAAGCATCGTGGAGAAGGAAGAGAATGCAATCATTGTTGCTTCATACGGAACCTTCTCCACAGGAATCAACATTCGAAGCCTGAAGAATGTCATATTTGCAAGCCCCTCTAAGAGTCGGATTCGCATCCTTCAGAGCATCGGAAGGCAATTGCGTAAGTGTGAAGGAAAGCATGTCGCCAAGTTATATGATATTGCGGATGATCTGCATCACGGGCAAACATTGAATTACACACTTCGTCATTTCCTAAAACGAGTAAAGATTTACGAATCCGAGCAATTTAGATACAAGTTGGTAAAGATGCCAATCGACATGCAAATAAAGCGTCCTTCAAAGGAGACATCATGACACAGTTTTACCCGATAAGGCTTGTTCGAATGATGACCGGTGAATTAATCGTCACGGGAATTTCCGATGGTGGCAAAGACTCGTACATCTTTGAAAAACCAATGGGAATTTACACAATGCCCGTTCAACAGCAACAGCAAGAAGAGAAGCCAACCACGCAAGAAGTTGCTGTGATTCTTCGTGATTGGATTGAATTTACCGATGATCAGTACATCATTGTTCCAAAAAGGAATGTGATGTGTATCATGAAGCCGTGCAAAGACATTCTTTCAGATTATACTCAAGCAAAGATCAACTCGGACATTTTAGATGACATGATTGAAAATGGGATGGTGCATGGAAAAACAGTACAAGACCTTGAAAATGATGACGATGATATGGAAATAGAACCAGGAGAAGGTGAAGAATACGATGAGTTTCCTGGTTGGGGCGGCGATCCACGCCTTTAAGTACTCTAAGTACCTTAAGTACTTCTTTAGATACTTCTTAAAGAGATACCCTATAGTACTTAATAGTTCCCTCTTGAACCTCAAGAGTATCTAGGGACCAAGGCAAGTAAATTCCCTTTGATTCTTAAATCCTAGAAAGAAAATCTTGGCAGTAGCCGATATTGCTTTACACAGATCACTTTGAGTGGTATAGTCCACCAACAAAACTGAGGGGAAATGCCGATGACAAAAAAGAGATCCGACAGTCATTACATAGACAACGAGCGATTTCTAGAAGAACTAGTCGTTCACAAAAAGGCTGTAAATAAAGCGAAGAAATCGGGAACCAAACCGCCCGGAGTTACAAATTACATCGGACAATGTTTCCTTGATATTGCAAACAATCTGGCAAAGAAGCCAAACTTTGCAAACTACACATACAAAGACGAGATGATATCGGATTCAGTTGAGAACTGCATCATGTATGCAACCAACTTCGATCCGAAGAAGTCAAGAAATCCTTTTGCGTTCTTTACGCAGATCATCTACTACGCTTTTCTTCGCCGTATACAGAAAGAAAAGAAGCAACTGTTCATCAAAATGAAGTGTTTTGAACAGAATGATCCAACAGGACGCTTTAGAAATTGGATGGAAGAAGAGCATATGAAGTACGAAGATTCAACACAGAGTCCTTTTGTCGATTTCATTCAGCCGGAACATTCCAATTCAAATCAAGAAGAGTCAAAATCGAAGAAAAAGAAACGAAAGAAGAAGAAAAGTTCCAGTAACAACAACCTTCGAGGAATTATCGAAGACCTATGATTGCCATCATCAACGATACCCATTTTGGTGCAAGAAACGACAGCCCAATTTTCCTTGAACATTTCATGGAGTTTTGGGAGCAGACTTTTTTCCCCACTTTGGAGGAAAGAGGCATCAAGCGAATCATTCATTTAGGCGATTTCATGGATCGCCGGAAGTATGTCAATTTTCATACTCTGCACCAAGTACGCACTCGGTTTCTTGAACCATTAAAGAAGATGAACATCGAAATGGATGTGACCTTGGGAAACCATGATGTGTTTTTCAAGAACACCAATCGATTGAATTCTGTAGTTGAATTGTTTTCATCTTATCCAAACATCAGAATTCACGAATCTCCAGAGGTATTGGATTTGGACGGAATGAAAGTGGGACTCGTTCCGTGGATTACCAAAGAAAATGCACAACAATGCCTTGATTTTATTCGCTCTGCTCCTGTGCGTGTACTCATGGGACACTTCGAAATCAATGGTTATGAAGTTCTTCGTGGCGTTGAATATAAAGAGGGAATGGAACCTTCGTTACTAAGAAGTTATGAAGCAGTTTACAGCGGACACTTTCATTGTCGCCACAGCAAAGAAAACATCCATTATCTTGGCACACAATATCAAATGACATTTACGGATTTAGATGAGAGAAAGGGATTCCATATCCTTCATACCGACACGGGAGAAATGGAATTTGTCAAAAACCCTCATCAGATTTTCCATGAAATTGTTTACGATGATGCGAATCACGACTACAACATCCTTAACTGCAAACCATATCGAAATACTTTTGTTCGAATACAGATCAAGAACAAGATGAAGCCGATCATGTTCGACAATCTATTGGATCGATTGAATGATGCCCCCGTGCATTCAATTACCCTTGTAGATCAGTCAGAAAAGGATGTAAATAAAGACCAACAGGTTGTTGATGTTAGCAAGGACACCCTTACTCTAATATGTGAAGAAATCGACACGATGGAAGGAGTGGGCGATCCTGTTCGTCTAAAGACTTTGGTTCGTGAGATTTACACAGAGTCGTTGCAGGGCTAAATACGATGAAATGCCCAAATCATTTCACGATCTAAAAGATAGTATTCGAGAATGGAGCATCGATCCCACTTTTAAAGGTGGGAGGGGTGTTTCTACTGTTATGTCTTTGAGGACGGGAAAATCTGACAATGCAGAAAAGCCTTCTGTAAGGCAGTTGCAAAACAAATCTCCAACAAGAAAACAAATCGCAAGATTGAAGAATAAAAACTGGAGTGCCGGGGGTATCACATGATCTTTGGTCAAAACAGAT